GGAGACTCGGGAGATTTAGTAAAAATGGGAGGGCTGGAAAAGTATAAAATAGATATTGTAATTATAGAGAATCAAATAAGCACAATAGCAAGTAGAATGAAAACGCTGCAAGGTATGATAGCGCAATACTTTATAATGAGAGGTACGCCATGTATAGAATTCATATCGGCTGCAAATAAATTAAAAATGTTTATGACTAAAAAGAAAACAACATATACTGAACGAAAAATAGAAAGTGTAGAAGTAACAAAAGAATTACTAGAAAGATTACCCCAATTTGAAAAATATAGAGGATGTTTAGAGAAAAATAAAAAAAAAGACGATTTGGCTGACTGTTTTTTACAAGGAATCTATTACCTTACATTAAAAAAGATGATAGATATTGAATTATAATATAACTATAAACATTTAATTATAAACATTTAATTATAAACATTTAATTATAAACATTTAATTATAAATATTTATAATGCGCACAAACTTAAAATTAAAGTTCTAAATTATAAATAATATGGCTGACGAAATCATTGACCTTGGAAATTTATCTGAACTTGATAATAGTTTTATGGGAGGAAATAGAAGTGGCGGCGGCGGTCGCAGTAGTTCGAAGAGTGTAAACTTTGGTGGTGGGTTAGAGCTTTTGATGAATGATAAATTAAAATCTGGTAATAAGAATGGAGGAGATGGTAACATTGATTTAGACGATTTGAATGAACTAGAGGACGAGTTAAATGAGTTATCTGATTCTATAAACCCTAACAAGGTAACTAAAAATTTTAAATCTGATTTTTTTAGTGGTTCAAGTATAAAATTAAACAACTATGATAATACCGACGACCATAGTGAAGGTGGATATTCCGATTCTAAGTATAATTTGGGAGGAATAAGTGGACCACCAGTTGGTGGAAGTAATACTAGCGGAGTTGGTGCATCAACCGCAAATACCGACCCCGATAAAAAAACATGGGACGGTTTTGGAAAATTCAATAACGTACCTATGAACCCTGATGCTCCTCTCGACTCAGCTCCACAAATGTCCAAAGAAGAATTACTTCGCGAGAAATTCAAAATCCTTCAGAAACTAGAAGAACTAGAGACAAAGGGAATTCGTCTTACAAAAAAATATACAATGGAGTCATCCCTTCTCGAAATGAAGGGCGAATATGAAACACATGTAGAAGAAAGGGAAAAGAAAAATAGTATTAAGTTTCAACAAAAATTGCTTATGACCGCAATTACAGGTATAGAGTTTTTAAATAATAAGTTTGATCCATTTGATTTGAAGCTTGATGGATGGTCAGAACAAATCAATGAAAATGTAGATGACTATGATGAGATTTTTGCCGAACTACACGAGAAATACAAGTCTAAAGCAAAGATGGCGCCTGAATTGAAGTTACTCTTTCAACTTGGAGGAAGCGCAATTATGCTTCATATGACAAATACTATGTTTAAATCCGCTATGCCCGGTATGGATGATATTATGAGACAAAACCCTGAGCTCATGAAACAGTTTACACAGGCTGCAGTAAATACAATGTCACAATCATCGCCCAATTTCGGTAACTTTATGGGAGATATGATGGGAGGTATGGGAGGTATGGGAGGTGGTGGTGGCGGACAACAGCAACCGCCTAGCAATTTTAATAACCAGAGACCTCCTCCTCCACCTGTAGCAACCAAAGGTCCTAATTCAATCCCTCCTCCTAGAAGGGAAGGTGATATTTCAAATCGCCCTGATTTAAATTTTGGAAGAGGGAATATGAATGATGGTGTGAATCTGTCTGAAAATTATATAAATCCTTATGAATCAAAAAACACGCGTGGCGCCCCTCCCCCACTCCCTCAAAATCCAAGACCTGAAATGAGAGGACCATCAGATATTAACAATATTTTGTCAGGGTTAAAGACGAAGAACGTAAATATCACACCGTCATCATCAAGCGCAAGTGCAAACCAAGCATCGGAAGATAAAGGAAGCACTATTAGTATTTCAGAGTTGAAAGACCTGCAAAATGATAATATGCCTAATAAAACAAAGCGCAAACCTAAATCTGAACGCAACACTATTAGTTTAGATATTTAATAAAAACAATATAGTATAAAATATAGTATAAAATATAGTATAATTTATAATATAAAAATAAAATATTGTATTATATTATAAACACTTTGACCTTCCTCCGACTGCTCATCAGATGTTCAACTACTCTATTTATCCTAATGCCGCTTTGCCTTCTCGCATTCATGCACAAACCAACCCAACCACTTCTTCTTCTTCTTCTCCTACACACTTGCTAAATTTTAGCAAACCAACTACTGTCAATGCTCATAATTCTGCATCAGGACCTGAACCTAAAAGCTGGTTTACCAAAAAGTTTATCCCCACATTTAAAAAGGTAGGCGATATTGCAGGTAAAGTCGCCACTGTTGCTAGCATTCTTTAAATACACACATACATGCATGCATGCAAATTGTATGATATTTGTTATGTTTCAAATATCATAAACTAATAATAAATTAAAGAGTATTATATTGAAACAGTTACAATATAATACAATATAATACAATATAATACAATATAAAATATTATATTATAAAATATTATATTATATTATAAAACCTTTTTTCTGAATTTCCGATGTCTAACTACTCTTCTGTTAAGCCTGAACATGCACACATTTGTGTAAACAATAATGTGTTGACTAGTGACCAAATTAGTTCCATTTGCGATATGAATGAAGTGCGTTGCGCATTAAATGAATTAAATAATAACGATTTACCAGGTTATCAAATAGTTCAGTTTGAAATAGTTTTGCCCACAGACATAAAAGCAAGGCTTGAGCAAACATTTGGATTAGATTTTTCAGAGGTAGTTAATTTTCCATGTACATGGGCACGAGGAGACATTAAAATGCACACTGACAACAAAGATGGGTTTGATATTGAACGTAAATTTAAATTTACTAATATTTGTTATTTAAGCAATAGTTCGGGTCATTTTATTGTAAATGGACAATCTTTTCCTATAAAAGCTGGAAACACCGTGCAATTTGACTATGGTCTTGAACACTGCAGCAAAGAGACACCTGAAAACAGATTAATGATTGGCCCATTCGACGAAAATATGGCTAGACTTGGAGTGATAGGGCCAAATGGTCCGTCACACATAAAACATGGCGGTGGGACAAAACGTCGTCGCCATAGTATGAAAAATAAAAAATCACACCGGAATAAAAAATCACATCGGAATAAAAGAAATTCTACGCGTTCAAATAATAACGCGTATACAAAATAATATCTTAAAAATGACACTTTATTTTAAATATACAACATTTTCTCATAACATGCGTGTCATGGGTAGGCCACAAACACACTTTGCTCACCCCATAATTCAGAAGGCATACTATAAATAAATGCATGCAAATTGTATGATATTTGTTATGTTTCAAATATCATAAACTAATAATAAATTAAAGATTTTTATATAAACATTATATTACAATAATATTTATATAAATGATTTCTATTTTAGTTTTACTAGACAATAATACTATTAAAAATGACAATTGTACTGATAAAATTTTTGACGATTCAATTACTTCGATTATAAATCAAACATATAAAGAGTGGGAATTAAAGATTGTATTATATAACATAAAACAAAGTGACACATGTGTTATACAAAATTATAAGGATATTGATAGTCGTATAGATATTATAAAGTACTTCGAAAATGAAATAAATACGTCATCAAAAGCACTGATAAAGGTAGCAAAACATGAATGTAAATATAACCATATTGCTCTTTTATATATGAATGATATTTGGGTACCGAATAAGTTAGAGTTGCAGACAAGTATACTTTTAAAATACCCTAAGATCGATGTATTAGGAAGTAAAAGTATATATGAAAGTGAAGTATCGTGTATTCCGGAAGGGGAACTATACCATTATAATATACTTAAAACAAATCCGTTTGTAAATTCAACAGTAATTATTAAAAAAAATATTTTAAAATATCTAGAAGAAGTCAACCCATTTTTGGAAATTAATATGATACTTAATATTCTATGGGTTCAACTAGCTATTCAACAGTGTGTGTTATATAATATGAGCGACATAGTAGTAAAACATAATGATAATGATAATGAAACTTTTTTACATTATAAAGTATGCTATAACACTGTTGTGTTCAAAAAAGTATTAGATGATTTTAGGTCGAAGTATATAAGAGTTAAATTTTTTAGCGATTATTGCGTATCTGGACATTGTAAACAAGAATATGAAAGAGCATGTCTTGTCCAAAATATAGACTACTATGGTAAAACTAAAAAAATATATTTTACAACAACGGAAACATATACGCATGCAATTATATTGAACTGTCCTACTCCGCCAAATTTACAAGTACCGCCTAAAAATGTTATCGGGCTTGCTCAAGAACCACACGATACACCATTTTTGAAAATTCACCAAAATAATTTTATAGACTATGCGCTAAAAAATATAGGAAAATACTTCATGGGTTCAGTTGATAAATTCCCAATACCAACTTTTGTAGGACATCATGGATTTCTATTTTATGAAACACCGAAACCTTTGCCCTATAGACCAGAAAAATCAAAACTAATGTCAATTATGGTGTCACATAAAACATATACACCTGGTCACCAATATCGTCACATAATTGCTCGCCATATTCTAAAATATAATTGGCCAATAGATATATGGGGTAATGGTGTGGAAAACTATAAACGAGAATACCCTAACAATAAAAATATAATGGGCGGTTTTAAGTCGATGGAAGACATGTGCAAAAATTATTTATTTACGATAGCAATTGAGAATACGAGCCATGACCATTATTTTACGGAGAAAATAGTAAACCCATTTATAAACAATACAATTCCACTATACTGGGGGTGTAAAAGAGTCGAAGAATATTTTCCAAAACATACTATTCGACTTACGGGAAATATCACTAGAGATGTTATCATTATTCATAGCGTATTAAGAAACCCTAATAAATATATTGCCGAATATAAAATAGACCAAGAACAGGTATTAAATAAGGTAAATCTTGTTAAAAATATCGAAAGAATATTTGAAGTATGAAGTATGAAGTATGAAGTATGAAGTAATATTATCTTATGTCTGTGATGTTAAGAAAGATGCGAATGATAACCAAATAACATATGGTATTAAACAATATCCAGCAACCATATTAATTGTGAAAAACATTACCGTAATAACGAGTGCAAAAATAGCTAACAAGATTAGAGTTATTGTAGAAAATAATTTGTTAGGGTAGTATACAAAGTAAGGCCACCAAGCCATAACAAGTAAAACCTGAATAGCATATAAAAATAAATAAAAATGTTTACTATTTATACTTACATTATTACTATTCCATATAAGATAAGATGAATAACCTAATAATAAATATAAAATAGGCCATACTACACCAAATAGCCATGATGGAGGATTTAGATAAGATTTTACCTTTGGTATTTTTTTACGAGATACAAAGTAACCAGAACCTAACCCTAAAATAATTGGAGCAGTCAACAATATATAAGATATAATACTATTGTTATTTTTAGGCATTTTAAATACGATTGTGCTTTATCGATAAGACAAGACTATAATATATAGAAATATAATATTATATGAATTATATTATTTTTATTGTAAATGAGTTATAAATATCTTATAATATTATTTAGATAAAATAACAGTACTTATAAGTAAAATAAAATGAATAACGATAATAGTAGCGGTACTTTATTATTAGACTCTATTGAACATAAAATAAAAAATAATACTTTACATGAAATAACTAATTATGATTTTAAAACTGTTTGTTTAAAAGAAAGAGTATTTTTAAAAAGAGAAAAGTCATGTAATATATTTTCATTACAGCTTAACGTGGAGAATATAAATAAAAATTTACATGATATAGTAAATCTTAATATGTATAACTTAATTTTTAGATTAAATACAGATAGCTTTGAAAAAATAGAAGTTAAAAAATGGATTTCTCCAACCGAAGTAGAAATTCTTTTTTTATTTAAACCATTTGGTAAAGAGTTAGGAATAAAACCAAAATATATGTATGTAAAAACGATACAACAAATAACAAATGAAAAACATGTATACACTAGCTTTGATATTGACTATCCTAATATAGAAGAGTTAAGTAAATATGAAAAAGTTAAAAATACTATATCAACTATGGTTGTAAATTTCGAATCAAATTTCAGAATAAATATAAGTTATATTTTTAAACTTGAACTAACTAACTCATTACCAATATATATGGAAAATATTCTAGGACTTATTATGAAAAAAATGTTTTTAAATTTGAAAAATTTTATAGAAATGGTATAATAAGTTATAAATATATAAAGATTACAATACATAATACTATTATAAAACATTATTATGTATCAAAGAATAAAACAGTCTATATACCCAGAGTATCGCGAAAAAAACGAACACTTAGAAGATGTAAAAGTAGATAGTCACGATAATTTACATGTTAACAGCGATGGCGATGGCGGTGGCGATGGCGATGGCGATGGTGGTGGCGATACCTATAAAAAAAATACTCTTTCAAGTAAGATATCAAATGTTTTTAGTTATATTACTAAAGAGCTTGCTGCACATATAGCATCAGGTGTGTCTAAGTCGTGGTTTATATCATGTTGTGTTGGTATATATACAAAACATTATTTCATATACAAGTTATCAAAAAAAACACCAGCCGATTATAATAACATGGTAAAAAACATAGCCTCGAAAATGGCTGATAAAAATATATTTTTTACAAAAATATTCCAAGCATTCGCAAATAATAATAACTTGGTCGATAAAGATTTATTTCACCACTTTATTACATACACCGATAATGTTAAATATAATACAAATGAAATCGACTATAACGGATTATACGACTTGATAAATATTGCTAGAAAAAATGGAGATGAACTTTTAATTGAAAGTGAAACTCCTATTAAATCGGGTAATATTGCGCTGGTATATAATGGAAAATTAAATGGGAAAAATGTTATTATTAAATACCGTCGTACAAATATTATACAAAAGTTTAATAAATCAATTAATGAATTGGAACTACTAGTAAACATATCTAAAAAAATACCATACATACGAGATTTAAATATAAATGACCTATTTGAAGAAAATCGTGAAATAATGACAAACCAGTTAAACTTTTCAAATGAAGTAAAAAATATTAATATATTTTATGAAAAATTCAATGAAGTACAAACCATTTGTATACCAAAAGTATATTCTTATTTTACAGACGATAATCCATGTGCTATTGTAATGGATAAACTCGAAGGTAGTCGAATCGAAAATATTTTACACGAAGATAAATGTGAGTATTCAAAAATATTATCACGATTTAACTTAAAATGTGTTTTTTATGACTCTATTTATCATGCCGATTTACACTCTGGTAATGTTATTTTTATGAAAGAAAATTGTATATGTAAAGACGAAAATAATAATGACATCCTAAAAACTATATTAAAAATAGGTGTAATAGATTATGGAATTATTGGAACAATGACTCGAGAAGAACAAAATGTATTTTTCTTATTTTTTAAAATTCTTGTTAGTAAAAATCATACTGAGTTATCAAAGTTTATTACTGAGAGTCTATCTGAAAAAATAGATAAGTCAAAACCTACTATTCTGGAAGGAGATAGAAATATATTGATTAATAAAATTTCTAAAATATGCAATGACGTATTAAGCAATGATACAAAGTTTTTTGGTGGGGAAGAGATATACGAAATAAATAAAATATTAAAAACACAGAATTTACAGTTTTCAAAATTCTTTTGTCGCGTTGAACTAGCAATCGCTATTTCAGAAAATGTATGCAACTCTCTAGCAACAAATTCATCATATATAGAACAAATGATGATAGCGTTTAAGGATATTTTTGGGGATAGTATAGACGACTTATTATAGGTATTATGGTTATTATGGTTATTATAGGTATTATGGTTATTATAGGTATTATCGATAATATTATTATTATTATATATTATATATAAACTCGTTAATAAAATATGGGTATGAATATGAAAATATTTACAACTATTATTTTTTTCATTGTTGCAATTATTATTATTATTCATATGAATAAAACATTTTTCGATATATACGATGTGGTTCAAATTAATACTAAACAAAATTTAACTAATTATTCCAAATATATTTTTATATACGTCCCAATAATGTTTTTTATTGCTTCAAAGGCAAAACATTTTGAACTGTCTGATGGATATTTTCAACTATATATAGAAAAAATGGTAGAAAGTGTAAATAATCATGCAAAATCTTATTCTAAAACAAGTTATTTTGTTGGAGGATTATCAAATATAGCAATTTATATATTTTCTCTGTTAGCTATCGCCTCTGGTGCAGCTGTAGGCGATGAAGGTGTAATCATATACTCCTCCATATGTTTAATGTTGTACTTTTACTTCAAATCTAAAAAAGTACTAGGATTAAAAGATATATATACCGAATTAATAATTTATTTAGGATATGCAATTGGTTTTACGATTACATATGGTTCAATGATATCTACATTTTTCTATATACTAGAACACATGGTAATAAATAAAGATATAAACTTTTTTTCAAATTTTGGAGTAATGGTATGCGCTATTCCATTTATTTACTATTTGGTAGGTGAGAAAAACAACTTAATAAAAATAGATAAACTTTCATTCAAATTTGAAAATTTTGGATATATTGTTTTGTTTTCAGTAATAATAGGAGCTTTGTCATTCGGATTTTTTAGGTCTATTAATGTGATGTTTAACTATATTATAACATCAAAATTTAATAACTTATATGTTATACTATTCGGATTTCTTATCGCCTTTATTATTAAAAAATTAGGATTCTTAACAATGGGTGTAGGTGAATCCGCTATAAATGAAGGATTTCAAGCTGTCATTAACAATGAAAAATTAAAACAACTAGAAAAAGAACAAAAATACGATGAACTTGACAAATTGAAAAAATTAGAAAAAGAGGGTAAATTTGATACTGTAAATCGGTTTAATATTTATAGTGTTTTGGGTAGAATGGTAAATACTAATGTTTCTATAGGCGCAGGGTTAACAGGTGGTCTTGTAGTACCTAGCATGACAATTGGTTGTGGTGTAGGTTCAGTATTATCTGAATATATACCTATTCCACAACAAAATCTCATGTACTTGGGTATGAGTGCATTCTTAAGTCCATTTTTAGATGCCCCAATAACAAGTGCTTTGGTCATCAATAGAATATGTAATCAAACATATGATACATTACCACTTTCTTTATGCGTTTCATTTATTTCTTACTTTACTTATACTTTCTTAAAAAAAAAATTACATCATTAACTTTTTAACTACCTTTTTACTGTCCTGTTGCTCTATTATTTATTCCTTTATTGCTCTATTATTTATTATTTGTAAAAACCAATAATAAATAACTACATAACTACATAATTATGTATGCTTTATCGATTATGTCTTATAGTCCTTTTTTTGCCTTTTCTGTTTTTCATTTTTTTAGTTCTTTTGTGTTTTTTAGTTGACTTTGATGATGATTTTTTATGATACTTATTTCTAATCTTTTTAGTAACTCTTGGACTATACTTATGATAACCTCCTTCGCCACCTCCTTCACTTCCTTCGCTGTATCCTTTACCACCTACTTCAGTACCTACTTCAGTACTTTCACTATCGCTGTCAGATTTATCATCGTTACCAGATTTCTTAACTAATAACTTCTTATTAACAGCATATGACCAGTGTCCTCTTCCTCCTACCAGAAAATATGAACTAGGATAGTAAAGCAAGAATACAGAAATATCATCAATACCACACAACAATTGTTGATTCGATTTTTCTATAAAATTTAATACTTTTTTTGCATCTATATCGTCCGCATCTCCTTTAACATAGTCAGTAAACATAACATCATTTATACGATAATCATCCCAATAAAATACATTAAACACACTAACATCAGATATTCCTGTTACCGTAACTATTGGTTGGTTATAATACAAAGATGCAAAATATATTTCAGAATCTGTTCCATAATACCTACTACCAATCGGTGACTTTATAGTGCTAACATATTTAAAATCATTTTTATCACCATTTGTTACTATATATTTTATAATTGGAGAATCCATGTACTGTTTACTTTTCTTGTCAACATTTTTTATTATATTGTAAATTCTTATCATAAATTCAGCAAGATCCACTCTAACCCTTGACTGTTCATCAAACTGAATTCTATATTTGTGACTTATACTTTTTCTCTGATATGCATCAAACATATCTTTAACTATCACGTGTTCGGATGATAACATTCCAATGGAATTATAAAAACAATTACCGTCACCATTGGACCTCTGTTGAACATATTTAACAGCTTTTAATAATTCACTCGCCCCCTTTGCACCATCTGCGCGCTTTGGCCCCAACGGTCCTTTCGACCTCTTTGGTCCCATTAACTTTTTCGAAATTTCAGGTGGTCCTGTTTCTCTCTTACTCCTTTCAATGGTAGCAGTCAATTCATCATTTAAATTACCAACTATATATTTAACCTTGTCATTCTTTTCTTCTATTACGGTTGAGTATAAACTCAATAATATTCGTTTGCCCTCGACTGGTTTTTTATCATCTATTAAATACAAATACAAACTATACCTTTGACTATCATATAAGAATCCTAATATTTCATCTACTATTTCTTTTGTAATATCATTATCATCGTAGTCTTTATATTTACCTTCTTCTATAGAGTCCAGATAGTTTGTTCTATCATCTACCATTTGTTCTAATACTCCCTCTTTCCCAGCCAAATAATTAGCATTAAATTGATCTGTACTTAGTAAGTTTATATCCGCTAATAAATTTGTATTTGATTCCCCATTTGAAAGCAAATTTTGTATAAAACAGTGTTCTGGATCTATTTTAAATACCTTGAAGTAACAGAAGTCATTTAGAATATAATATATTTTAGAGTCATATATATTTTTTAAAAAACCCTTTATACTTTTAGAATCTATACCTTTTTTATTATAAATATCACAACTTATTAAATCATTTATAACTTTATCAAAATTAGCTTCATTTTTAATAGTTTCACTGTCAAACATAATGAAAGTATTTATTTCAATAAATATGTTTCTATCCTTTTCAGGTATATCATCTAGTTCGCCAGCTAATAAGTCAATCTGATAATCCGTCCATTCTTCATTGTTGAGTATATCAACATCTTGCCCAATACCCTCATAGTCACTCATCTCAAAATCATGGACAGATTCTATTTCTTCGCTTACACTCGGGTCAAGTTTATCGCAACTTTTTCCATAAGACTTATTTGGAATTAAATATTCTAAGCTTCTTAAGTAACAATACACGGGTAAACCAATAGATTTTATAATACCATTTTGCAATTTTATTCTCTCAGAACCCAATAGAGAAGTTCCTAACTTTTGAATAGCCTCTCTTACAACACTAGACGATAAACTATATTCATCAGAATCCTGCATTACTATTGGTATTTTTAAATAATTTTTATTACTATATTTTGCTACTTCTGCATTCTTCTTTTGTATTGATTCTTCTTCAGATTTTCTTAGTACATAAATTATACTATATCTACTAGAATCAGAATACATTTTTATAAAAAAATCAGAACCACATAAATAAAACAAACGTTCGGTTTTAATTTTCTCTATATCTATATCTTTCTCCTTACCTTTATATGCTGAACTTTTATCAAGTATTTTTATTACTTTATGTAGGATTAATGCTTTTGGATCACTATCGGCTACATTTAATATTAGCATATTATTAGAGTTAAACGGACTGTCTTTATCCCATTTATATGTATCACACGCCAGTTTGCATAACTTTATTCTATTTTCCGAACTCAATACCTCGTCGTATTCTAAACCTTTACCCATAATATATTTTCTTGTAGATACTACCATTATACCATAATAGCCTTTGATTTCTTCCGACTTATCTAAATTATTAGCAACCAGGGTATTATATGCTGACTCGAACATTTTAATGTGACCATTATGAGGAGGATTAAAACTACCTCCATTTATTATAAAGACATTATTGTCTATATTTTGTATCATTAAAGTTAAAATATCATCCAAGGATAAAATTCGTGACTTATCTGTTGTTTCTAATTTTAACCTAGATACTGGTGACTCTGGTGACTCGACGGATACAGGTGAATCGGGTGAACCAGGAGACAACGAAGCCATAGGTGTCCCTGGAGGCACAGGAGGTATGGAATCAGTATCACGAAGTGATGAGTCTAGAGCATCTTTTCCTAGTGACGTTAAATAATCTTCTTCTAATTTTTCTTCATCATCAACCGTATATTCAGGGTCTTTAATATCATTTAATATAATATTTAACCTGTTCATTTTTTTAATAAAATCACTACTATCAGAACCCGACATTGACTTTAATTTAATTTTAAGAGGCATGTAAAAATTCTTTACAGAGTTTTTAAGTTTATAATAGTCAACACGATTTTTAGGGTCTTCGGTTGTTGTCATCATATATTTTAAAATATCTTGGGGTAAATTCTCCGTGTCAGTTTCTAATAATTCTTCTAGATTATCGCATATCGCTTCAGTTATACTAATATAGTTCTCTCTTAAAACATCGTCATCTAAATAATCTTTTATTGTTATCGTTTTTTTACCAATTGCATCTCTACTAGCAACCGGTCCTAATCTGAAAAAGGTAGAACATGGTGTAAATCCTTTTATATCAGAAGGAAAAATATACCACATCCAGTGTGTTTTTTTTTGTCCAGCTTTAATTTCATCTAAAGCAACTTCAAACGTAGAACCAGTTTGATGATATACAATGGTATCGTTTACACCGCCAGGTATTTTGGTACCCTCTTTAATACCATTTACTTGTGCATCTTTAAATTCCTTTGCAGTAGCTCTACGATTTATACCGTCTATTTCTGTAATGATCGGCTTTTTTGAAGAAGAAGGAATGGAAGAAGGAGCTGAACCAGGTACAGAAGTGGAAGGTACAGAAGTGGAAGGTACAGAAGTGGAAGGTACAGAAGTGGAAGGTACAGAAGTGGAGGAAGATGGTGCTGAAGGTATAACTATCTTTCTTGGCGGCCAATCCTTTATATCTGGTAGTGGAAAATTTATTTGCTCAGCAAGTTTTATTAGAGTATTTTTTTTTAATTCATCCAGTTCATACTTACCTGTATTATAAGCTGACAAAGAAGACTCTATAAAGAACTTTTTAGAAGATATAACTGCTTCTTCACTATTTAATTTTATATACTGCATGGTTTTACTAACCGACTCGTTATCGGTTGTATTAAAGGGTGAAAGTGTTAACTTTGATGAATCTAGCCAGACAATACTACCTTCATTCCCAAGAGGATTCAATACATTTAATATAAACATATTATTAATATTACGCTTAGGATTAAAAATACTTGTAACAGTATTAAAAGAAAACCAACACTTTATATAGTTATTTTTAGAGTCTTTTTTGGTAATATCATAATAAAATAATGAACTTCCTTTAGGTATATCTTTAATAAAAGAACCACTTTCTTTCGTATTATAGAAATTATTCCACTTAAAGTCTGTTATTTTTTTATTAACATATTGACCTTTTTCGTCAACACTATAAGCATTGTAAACATCACTACCAGTAGTTATGTATCCTCTAGGTATTCCTAATTTCATCACGGGCGATTCTTTTATTTGTTTTAATAATGATATAGATTCGCCGGTACTAGCGTCAGAATTCTTTTGTTTGATGTATTGTTTAAAAGCATCGATAAATGTATTCTTGGTTTTATTTAGCTCTTTTTGTTTGTCGCCATCTTTTCCTATTGCTGCATAACACATACTTGAAACACCTGAACCAAAACTAAGTTCTACATTTGCAGCATTTACAATAGCATTCACTGGTGTACCATTATGTACAAGGTTTATTGTTTCTTCTATTAAATTCGTTTTTCCTTTTAATATTTGTAGTGCAACATCAAGATATTTATTTGTAGCAGAAGCTTTATATTTAGCATCAAATAATGCATTTCTTTCGTCGTTACCCCAAGGACAAAAATATATTTTTTTAACTGTATTTGTTAAACTATTGGTTGCAGTAAATTCATAAAAGTCTACTACACCTTTTATTAACATCTCAGCGTGTCTATTTTTATTATGTATACGACCAGCTTCATTTTCTACACGCGCCAACTCATTAAAAAATAATTCACCGCCTATAAAAGGAAAAATAATAAATTTAACCTTATTTATTGCCGCCAGAATAAGAGAGTTCATAACCGAGTTAGACAACGTATCTCTAGTAATTAATTCGCCTGTACCTGATTTTCCAGGCGATGCTTGTATCATATATTTTACAGTAACATCAGAAGGCGTTGCGGGTGTAGCAGATGGATGAGTATATTTTATATTATTTAATGGACTATCTCCAATATCAAGCAGTGTAGCAGAACCCGCGGGCATTATACTGCTATTAGCATATGTCATACTATAAGATGTCCTAACAATAGAGACGTTATTATAAAGTGAATTAGTCGCTGGCGGAGCAACTGGTAGCGCTTTAAATATTTCCTTTTCAATGTAAAATGTTATATTATTGATTTTCGTTTTACGTTGCATATCGGCCAATGAGACTGTGGAACTGGGAGGGCTGGCTATATTAAATCCTACCTTTTTGGACTTTGTTGAAACCGTGGGATTAGGTTTTGGATAAAATAAAGTAAAATCTATATTTGTTGGATTATATTTACCCTCATTGAGTCCACCAAAAGAGGAAGGTGCATTGTTTTTACTTGTATATATAAATGTTTGTTGCCCTGGGACACTATCACATTTTAAGAAAGTTGGTGGAATATCAGTTGGGAAAGGCTGTAACATATTGATATTATAATCACCGCTAAAAACAATATTGAAGTCCTTGTAGATTGCACTTTGTCTGAAATAAGAAACAACAGTATTTAATAGTATATATATTTGCTGCTGTCTTTCATACATCTTTGGTGTATTTGATTCATTTACCTGTAAGTGAACAGATGTCATTATTTGTTTATTTTTACTGTTTACAAAAAACCATAATCTTGAACAGTCCTTTTTAATAATAGATTCATTATAATTTTTTATATTTTTTTTAGTTAACATGCTTATTATATCTGCAAAAATTGTCGCTGCTTCATCGTTAGAAAAATAGCTTTTATGACCTACGAGTAACAGTCCCAAACTTTTTATATCTTCTGTTTTTATTGTTTTTTTATTAACTACAATATAAAATTCACCATAGTACTTATCATTGTCTTCTATTACTGAAGGTATAACATCCAAATTTTTAACACTATCACCATCACCATTTATAGAAGTAGTGAAGAGTGTTTTATAGTTAAAAGGCTCTAGTTGTCCTTTATTTAAATTAAACTCTAACGCCGAGTTTGGTCCTTCTTGGACTAAGAGATAGTCATATCCGCTATTTACCATATCAGTAATAGCTCGAGCATTATTACTTAACCTAGACTTATAATGTTCTATTTCTTCTTCAACTTTTCCGTTAAATTTATGGTAATAAAATGTATCCCCTGTAGTCATATCCTTTCCTTGTGCACCATGACCAGCAATATTCCATGTTATTAAGTTTAATTCTGTTGGAATGGTGCCTCCTTCCATTTCTTCTTCCCCTTCGCTATTACTATCACCACCACTAACACCACCACCACCAGCGAGTGTACTAGCACCACTAGCAGCAACTGTTGGTCCACATTGACTAGTACTAGAGTTATTAATTTTATACATAACCGGAGAATGGTCTGAGTATAATTTATCTTTATTATCTTTCCAGTTCTTCATTTCTAACTCTGTCAAGTATTTGTAATCTGGTTTACCTGTTTCGCATATAAATACTGATTTTTTATAGGGTGAACCTTTTACTGTATCTGCTCGTGATGCTGTATAGTCAGAGTTGTGTAGTTTTGTCAATTCTTCTCCGGTTATAGGTATAGCATCAGGGATAAGTTTAATAGAATCAGCACTAGTTTTTCCCGAAGTAGATAATGTCCAGTCGGGAACTTCTTCTGCTTCTGCTTCTGTTTCTTCTGATGTAGCTGATGTAGCTGATACAGTAGACTTGGAAGGTGAGGTAGGGCGAATAGAAGGAGGAGATGATACTCCTATAGGTTTACCAGTTATTTGTTCTATTATACTTCGTTTAGCTGCGTCTCGTGAATCAGTTTGTGCACTTTGCTGTTCTTGGATAATATTTTTTTCTTCTGTTTGTATGATTCTATTAACAAACTCTGTATCAAGTTCAAATACACCACCGATTGCATCACTATTTGACGGGTTCGACTTATTTGGAAAAGCGGGCAACCCCTCTGATGACTCCGAGTTAACTATTTTATTCATTTCTTCTTTTGGACAAAGAAGTAGTTTACCGGTTGTAAAAATAAGCTCACTTTTGGTTACTTTGTCAGGATTGGTTAAAGAATATTTATACCCAAACATATTGGGTAATGTTTGACTATTGGTGTATCCGATTAAACGAAGTCGACCATTTTTACCTTTACCGCCATACAAGTATGTCAATATTTTACATGTTTTATAAATAAAGTCTTTTATTTGACTAGCATAGTATGCAAGAGATGGGTATTCAGATGGGGAAAAAATGTTATTACTTCTTGTTAGCAACAAAGCTAATGCTGGAGCTTTTAAATATACATCTCTTATTGTACCTTTACCGATTGGTTGGTCTGATGGTATATCAAAATTAAAGTCACCCGCCATAAAGTATGGGTTAACATCTGTTGAACTTGACAAGTAATACCTGGACCTAAACTTTGAAACAAATGCTGCTATCAATAAAACTTCTAACATTTGTTTGGTAATTTTTTTATCTCCGGTAGCAGGGGTATCTGGGGTAGCAGGTGTTGCAGGTGTTGCAGGGGTTGCCGGTTTACTGGGTTTAACCGGTGTAACTTGCGTTGCTTGTTTCGCTTCGATTTGTTTTAAAGTTTCTGCTGTTTCTAATTTTATATTTATAATTCCAAAAATTTGACCACCTGGAATATAATTTTGATTCATAAATTTTTTACATGGTTCTGCTTCTGCTTTAACTTTTGACTGTTTATTCATACCCGCATTACCAAGTAGCCCTGATAAAAATCCCACTTGTTCTGACTTATCTTGATTGTACCATTCACTACCATCTCCTCCACCTTGTGCACCTTGTGCAGTAGCAGGTCTGCTTGGGGCAGGGCTAGGGCTAGGACTAGGACTAGGGCTAGGACTAGGGCTAGGACTATCACTTGGTATATCGGGATTTGTTTCTTCATCGTAGTCTTTAATTTTATCAACAGATTCTCTTGTTTCATTTTCATCAGGTATATCATCGTTATCGTTCACTTTAATAGAACCAATAAAACCTTGTATACCCGGCAAATTAGTTGAAGGCTTTGATACTTGTGGAGACTGTTGTAATGCTGTCAGCCCTGGTAACTGCATCATCTTTGTATATCTACCACCCTTAAACTTGCAATACGTAACTGTTGCAAAAGAAGTATTAGCATAAAGTGGTTCTAATGAATCAATTGTTTCAAGTCTTTTTTTATTTTTACTTATAAAGGGGGCCATTCTTATGTCTGTCTCATTATTTAGTTCAAACTTATCACTTTTAAACATAGTCAGGTTACCTAGTGCTGTTTTTTTATCAATTGTGCTTAATATACCTCCAAAATTTTTCTGTTCGAAGAAATAAACAAAAACATATTCGTTTTTATAACGTTCATATATTTGAGCTATTAAATTTAGAGGGTCATCTACTTTTTCTAATAACTGATTTAAAACGGTTCTATGTATTTTTATCCTTTTACCCTGTGTTTTAATGTCATTTATGTTTTCTAAAATTTCTTTTTCTTCATCCGATAAAGAAGATACAATCGTTCTGTATGATTCAAGTGAACATTGTACATTTTGGAAACAGTAAACATCGGAACTGCAGTTATCCATCGCAGCGAATAATATTTCTTTGCGTTTACTCCACGAGTTTTCATTTTTCCATGAAACACCGGCAAATGAGTTGTCGATATTTTTAAAATCTTCGATCAGTTGTTCTTGACCCAAAAAACAATACTGAACAAATGATATTTGATTTACACCGGCATTTAACTGAGACATGACTTGACCAGAGCCAACATCCAGTGCTTTTTTTAAAAACCCTGGAAGAATATCAGTAATCGATGGACTTTTTGTTACTTTTATAGAATTTTTAATCTGTTTTCCAACTCTTGACCAGTTTTGCTCTAAGAAGTTTCGTTTCCAGAAATTACTAAGCTGTGACCCTCTTACTGCACACGATGAGAATAAAGTTCCATCACGGTCAATTGGTAGTTTTCCTTTTTCTAATTTTTCGAGAAATAGTTCTAATTCAATATAGTAAGCAACTTTATAGTTTTCTAGTACTTTATTTAACTGTTTAAATGTATTATTCCATTCTAAGTAGTCTACTATATAGTCAATACCCTTATATTTAAATATAGTTTTATTAGAAAAAAGAATATCTAAAATGAAACGAATATTGTGAAGAATGGTGGAGTCAAGTTCATTTAAAGATGACTCAGATAACTTTTCTCTAAGTTTATCGATTCTATTTTCGTAAATTTCACCCGCCTTCTTTTTTTGTTGACCCGAAATTGTAGATAATAGATTTTGTTTTTCTAGTATTCTGAAAAGAAATTTTAGTACTGTTTTAGCCTGCGAACTTAAGTCTATTTTTACTTGAAGTGTCTGTGTTTTTCCATTTAATATGTTAAATAGTGTAGTTATTGGAACTTTAACTATATCAGTTGATGATGCTCTAGAACTTTCAATGATAGATTCAATTTGCGAAGGCGTAACTTGTCTAGAATAAATAACGCTTTTTAAATCTTTTACATCTGTCTTAGCATCAACGCCGGAAACAAAAGATGATTGTGGTTCATATATAAATCTTCGTGCTGTATTTGAAATAGACTGTGGAAGGTAACTTTGTCCTGTTATTCTTTTATAGTAATCGTTGATTTGACTTTCAACCGTTCTATCCGATGTTTCACTATTATATTTATCTGTTGATACTGTAACAGAGTTACTAAAGCCTGGGTAAGGAACTTTTACTTTATTATCAATCGGTCCACCTATAAGCCTATAATTATCTCCTTCTTTTATCATCAACATGGAAGCTGATGGTACTTTTTTACCTAATTCTGATTGTTGTTTCATTTCTTGTTCTGTTGGTCTCGTATATATAAAAGCGTAAACTGAGCCTATAAGTGTTTTTTGTTCTTGAGCAGGATACCAATTTGTAATATAGTTTCCTTCTGTTTGTTGGTCTGTTTCGTATACTTTATTTTTGCTATTTGACTTATCACCTTTTTGTTGTTCTTTATCTCTATTCAATGCATCGACATCATCTACAGAAACAATTTGATTATCGTTTCCATATAGTTTAATTGGTTCTCCTAATCTTTTTAAGAATGCTTTAAAGAGATTTATATTGAAGAAAGTATCTATCCTTGCTTTTATAGTAACATTATTTGGAAAACCAGAGTTATTAAATTTTATTAATGATGCAATAAAAGGTTCTGAATCTTTCGATACACGAGTTAATAAACTTGATGTTTCAGAGGAAGTTGTTGTTCCTGTTCTGACAGTATTTGCATCTAGTCTTCCTCTGTCATTATCATATAGCGCGCGGCTATCATTAAAATCGGAGTCAAAAAATCCTCCTCCCACCATTAGTTCCTTTCTTTTCTGTAAAGCAGCAGCGGGTGGAGGTACTGGGAGGGCTGGAGGAGCAACATTTACTGGATTATTTGGGAGGACTGGCGATTTATTATCAGTAACCGGTACTTGTTTTGCTATTTGTTCTTTTTGTTCTTTTTGTTTATTTTGTAGTTCTAATTCTTTTTCATATTCTTTTTGTGATTTTTGTAGTTCACTTGGTGTTTCGGTATATTCTCTTTTATAATAAATTTTATCTATTTTTTTTCTTTCTTTGCTTGTCATACTTAAAATTTCAGGACTTATAAACATTTGTAGAGTTCCTATGTTATATTTTTTAATAATGTTGGCTGTTTTATTTTGTTGATTCTCATACCACGACACTTCTTCTTTTTCATCATCATCAATATCCGTATCCGTACCTTTATCTTTTTCTTTCTTGCTCATTTTATATAATATTGATAATATATATTATAATATTCGTTTAATTAATTTGGATATTACAATATTAACATTTTTGATATATAAGTTTTTTTTAAAATTTATTCATGTTGTAAGCATCTAAATAATTTAATTGACTGCTTTTACTTTTCTGGGTTTTATATTTTTCTACCAAATCGATTGCATCGCTGTATTCTTTATCTGTTATAATTTTATTGTTTGTGTATTCACCAAGTTTTCGCGATTTTATGAATTTTTTGGGAAGAAGACAGTATTTGCTCTTTTCATTTAAAATAAAATCTGCTAAAACGACGAAAACGGCAGTTAAAACAAGAGCAGAGTATATATTTCTAGTCGCCATCCAAGATATCGTAAAAACTAAAATTTCTTTTGTAAGAGCATATTTTATGTAAGATTCCGTTGATTCATCTAAATTAAGTTGTATATACCTTGAACCAATATTTAAACATATCATCATTATTCCGGCAAAAAATGTGCTAGAATTTAAAGAGTTTATAGCATTACTTATAATGTCCATTGTCTATATTTTAAAAGTATATATTATATATTTACAATACAAATAAAATTAATAATTTTGTAAAAATACAATTGTATTATTTGTATTATTTGTATTATTTGTATTAATTTTATTTATTAAAACAAGTGATTCCTTAATATAAATATTTACTTACAGTTAACTATGTCATAAGATTGTTTTATACAAGTCTATCATCAGGCTACTGGTTACGAGCGTTGCACAGTTCTGACGGCGCCTGACGACGCCTGAAAACCCTCATAAATGTTTGCCGATTTTATGATTATAATTGTTATAAATACAAGTGCTAGATAGAAGTTTACTTTCGAAAAATACGCAATAAGCACTAATATTACAATTCTTCCTATAAAAGAACTATACATATAGTTGTATACACTTGGTATAAAAACACATAAAAGAGCAAGTAGTAAAGTATTATAAAATATTAGCGTATTCATTTCTTATTTAATATACATTTAGAAATAAAAATATTTATATAAGATAATTTATATAGGATAATATACATAAACATACATTTACTTATACATGAATGACAGTATAATAAAAGCATTAAAACCTCATGTATCATATAAAAAAAGATATAACGTTCCTACATTTCCTTTATTTTTAACTTCACATTTTAAATCTAATACTGCACATATTTTATCAAATAATATGCATAACATTTATGTAAATACTTCACAAAATTTATTAAATAATAAAGAGAATGAAATTTTGCCTACAATAAAATGGGAACCTACAAATGTAGCTATATCTGTTCCTAAAACCGTTCCTCAAGGAGGTCATGGTGACGGTGATGGCGAACGCGAATGTGCAGTAGAACATGAAAAACAGCATGAAAATATAGGATTTATAATTTTACGACACGTAAACTCTAGTATAACAAATGAGTACTGGAAAGAGTGTTACAGGTGTATTAAAAAATTTTATCCAAAAAATAGAATATTAATAATAGATGACAATAGTAACTATTCGTTTGTTACAAATGACCCTCTAGATAACACCATGATAATACAAAGTGAGTTTCCTACAAGGGGTGAATTTTTACCTTATTATTATTATTTAAGAACGAAATTTTGCGAAACTGCAGTTATGCTGCACGATTCTATGTTTATAAAAAAATATATATCTTTTAATGTAAATAACTATAAGATGTTATGGGATTTTCATAAACGGCATATTGCAGATGGTCTATCTTTTAAACATCAAACTTTGATGTTAGGTGCATTAAATAATGAAAAACTTAATAGTTTTTATAATAAGAAAGATCTCGGTTTATGGAATGGATGTTTTGGATGTATGTCAGTGGTTAAATATGACTATTTAAAACTTATAGATAGTGAATATCGTATTGCATGTTTAATACCTTATATAACATGTAGGGATGCTAGATGTGCTTTTGAAAGAATAATTGGATGTTTACTACAAATAAATAGTAAAGAACCGTCATTATTTGGTTATATTTTTAATTATTGTAAATGGGGGTTAAGTTATGATAAATATATAAAAAATGAATACAGTAATAGTTTACCAATTATAAAAGTATGGACTGGTAGGTAAATTGTTAATATTGTTAATATTGTTAATATTGTTAATTAATTTCCGTTTTTTTTTTAAAATAATATCTCATTTTTTTATAGGAATGACTATACCTTTAGCATTATTTGCTTCGTCATATAATGAGGAAGAAGCAAATGGATCAACAGTTCAAAATTCAAAATCATCATATACTCCCGTAAAAAATAATAAAAATAACTATATTTTAGGCAATAATGATAACAATGATTATTCTAAAAATAAAAATCCAAATCCAAATCTTAGAAAAACAATTAAACACAAACCAACTGCCCCGAATGAGTCAAAACTTGCAGCATTATTAAAATCAATGGATGAAGCTAGTGACTCAGAAAATGATGATGATAGCAGTAATTTAGCAAATTATAAAGGTAGTGACAGTCATGTTTCGGGTTTTAGTTCTGGTTCTGGTTCTGGAATGTTTCCTCCTTTACCCGAATTAAACTATAGAGGTCCAGCTGCTCCTTCTTCTTCTACACCAAATGAAACACCCGGTTCCGGTTCCGGTTCCAATTCAGACAAAAATTCAAAATCATTATATACTCCTGATATCCCCACATCATCATCGGGTGCTGTTTCAAATAGTACATATAATGATATGCCTAGTTCATTTGCGAATCAGTATTATAAACAGTTTGTTCCATATTTGAATCAGAGTTCATCAGAGATGCCTGAGCAACCTAAGGGTGAATTAATGGAAAAAATAAATTATATTATAGACTTACTTGAAGATCAACAAGATTATAAAACGAATTCTATTTTTGAGGATTTGATACTTTATGCTTTTCTAGGTATTTTCGTAATTTTTATAGTAGACTCTTTTTCAAAGTCAGGAAAGTACGTAAGATAAAAACATGAGATGATACAGATGCGTGAGATTTAAGTTAATTCATAATTCATAAATCATAAATCATAAATCATAAATCGATAATCGATAATGAAAACACACTCAAAACACTCACACAAATTCAATTCATTATTACAACATTTTCGGGTAATAATGTTTTACAAATGTAGTTATGAAATAATAATGTGTTTTTTTCTACCAATATAGGTTTATTATTCACCAAAAAATAATCTATTATCTTTTTATTATGCGATAGTGTATCGATAGAGATACATCCGATCTCCTTTCCTTTTTTCTCTATTTTTAGAGAATTTATAAAACCACAAATAAAAAAATTATCATTTGTAGTCGGCATCTGAATAGATATAGGTATATATGAAATAGTACTTGAATCTGTTTTAACATTTTTGTTAACAACCGTTTTACTAGACCTGCGAAACATATATACAGCAAGTATTGTATCCGTATTTGCACCCGATATTCCCACATTGTTTTTTTGTAACAACACATATATAGAATATATCTCACTTTTTATAAGATGAAATACATGAGAAAATGACGGCAATATTGATACTTCAAATAACCTATAATATTTATTACTGTCGTTGCTCATTGTAACATTATTTGTATGATATAACTGTAAATAATCTAGAAAAATGTTTATATTTTGAGTACCTATTTGTATTAACTGTATACTCGGATGAAACCGATACTCTACCTTATTCCAGTTTACTATAGGAATATAAAAAGAATGATATTCTACAAACGGAACAACCAGTTTTGGTATATTTATTCCAGTATACTTGAAAATAGATGTGCATATCTTTTCCTTACTTTTTACTACCTTTAATCCATTTTTTTCATAAATATTCTCAATCTTGTCAGTATTTGCAGTATTTGATTTTTTATTTACGTCATCCGATTTTTGATTAATCTCACGCATCTGTTGCACCTCATGTTTTTCAGAGTGTATATAATCTCGCTCTCTCCTTAGTACCTCGTCCCAATCACTAAACATTTTATAGTTATACGTTTTAATCATCTCCGTCACATGTGTCTCGTCTATTTCTTGCGAGTTATAATAAATCTGTGAAAAATAAATAGGCATTGATGCATTAGTACCTTTTTTATTTTTAAAAAAACAGTAAAGTGGTATTGAAATAACTACACCAACTATGTTACGTATAGAAATAATATTTGAAGCATCATTATCACTTTTATATATATTTTTATAGTTTACTGTTACTATTGGATCATAGTCATGGTTTTCTAATAGTACTTTTAGTACCATTTTATCCATTTTTCGGTTAACATCTAAAAATTTAATATTACCATTATTATATTTTTTATTAAAATATGGATAATTATTTATCAACAATATTATATCTTCATAATACTTAATACTTTTATCAATTTCGTTTATATATATATTACCTATTTTGGCCGGAACATTAGTATTCGTAATATAAGATACAGTATTATTTAAAAAATTTAAATGAATAGTTTCTGCAGGATTTTCATATGATAATACTGTATTTAACCTGCACCAGTTTACAATATTATATCTATAAAATATAGGCTGACTCGCCCAAAATTTATACTTTACTTTATTATAACCATTTAATATTAAAATAAATATTACTACACTTATTATGATATAATACAATAACATATCATAATAACTATCAACATATAATTTACAAGATTTCGTACGATTTTATACGAATATGCACAACTATTTATAAGAATATGAGTTATCAATTTATCAATCGAATTTCGATTAATCTCACGCATCTGTAACGTCTCATATGTTTAATAGTATCCATATATCGCCATAAAGATAGAGTGAACAGTTTCACGTTGATTAGTTTGCAGGTTTATATAAAATATATATATATTGGAATGGTTTATCATAAGGGAGAAGATCAAACTGTGATAACATATTAAAACCAGAATCTTTAGCTTCGCTTAAAATTACAGTCTGGTCTGGTGTTATGAATTTCTGAACATTTTGTCGCTTTTTACCATTTTTCCTATTTTTAAATGTCTCTCTAAGTTCTATACTATCCGGATCATTCATAAACATATCCGACTTATATATGATATCGTCTACAACAGCATCATTGTTTCCTAAAGGATTTTTAACATGATTATTATTAAATAAACGCATAACTGATGGTGAGAATCTTCGCTCTCTCGCACCATATGTCTGCGAATCATAAAAACCTCCAACATTTATTAAATGAATCGCTAAAAATCCACCAGGAGCTAACCACTTATAACAATTCTCAAACAACATTCGCCTATTTGAAATACTATAAATAGTAAAATCCAGCAAAGTAATCAATGTAAACTTCTCCGAATCAAATGTAAGCTGATTTGTACCATCTCCTAAAATATACTTATTCTCTGGATATTTTTTTGCCGAATACTCTATCATATTATTCGACTTTTCCATACCATAACCATTATAACCCTTTTCTCTTAGCGTGTCTACATGTTTACCCGTTTTAGAACCTATTACTAAAGCATCTGTTCGAGTAACAGGAGCAGCCTTATTTAAAATAATACCAACTTCATAATCATCATATATATCACGATAAAATAAGTTTTCATACATATTAGCATAAAAATCATCAAGAGATTCTTCGCCTGTTTTTAATGTAAAATCTTGATTTATAGTGAAACCCTCTTGGTTTGTAGTAGAACCACTTTCTTTAGACGTTGTTTCTAAAAAGAATAAGCGATAAATGTATACAACAGATACAAGAATAATTAAAAATACCAACATTACTACCCAACACGAAGAAGTATTTATTCTATTAATTGCTGTGTCAATAATTGTCATTTATTTATATGTATTATTAATATATATTTTTTATAGAAAAAATAGTATATGGAACAAGAATTTCAAATTAATGATATAAGGACTCTCTCTGAATTTAAAGGAGAGTCTTTCTCAAAATATAAAAAAACAGATGTACGAAAAGAATTACTAAACTCTATGCTTAATGGAAAAATTGAACACGCATGTAACTGGAGTTCCGAACTTATTTGTGCCGGACAATTTTTAGACTTATGGGATATTATACTAACATTTTTAGGAAAACATATTCACTTGGCTAATCCAAAATTAGCAATATACTTAGAAATGCGATATGAAAACTTTAAAACTATTATATCTTCCGGCTACAGGGATGACTTGTTACGTTTAAGAAATAACCCCAAAATAAGAAGCATGTTTGCAGAAATAATTTGTATTATATGTTCCAGCAACAAAAAACATAGCTTCCAAGGTATAAAAATAAACAATCAAGAAGAATATGATATAACACACATGTCAAATAAATTAAAAGCACCTTCCGTATCATATGCCCAGTCCATTTATCGCAAAGATGACCCTAAAGAATTATTTATTGCTATTAATGAATTTGCATATCATATATCACCTGAATCGAATAATGCCTTACAAGCATGTTATTGGCTAGAATGGGTAATGGAATTTCAAAAAATATGTGCAAAAAAAAAGGAAAAGTGTCTATGCGAACGCAGAAGTAATATACCCGTAGATGAAAAGTTTCAAATGGACCCTATTTGGATTCTATGGGAAATAATAATCAATAATTCGAAAAATCATGATAACATAAAAGTTAAAATACTCAATAGTATATTAAACCTATATTGCTTAAAATATACACCAGGTGTTAAAAAAAAGCGGCGTTACTTGATATATTACGCAATTTCTATTTTAACCGAAAAATATGATACTAAAATAGAAATAACAAAAGACAAGGAGTTAGTAGAATCCGTAGTAAAAAAAATAAATTCAGTTTATAAACAAATAAAGAAAAATGAAATAGGCCCTAAAGTAGACTACTTAATGACAGATATTCGAAAAAGCTCTCTCGAAAAGTCGATTGACAAGTTACAAATGATGAATAAATTTGATTTCATAATGAATGAGCAGGCAAGCTAATTTAAAACACCTTCGCCTTCTTTAAATAATAAGTGATAGTAGTAACAGAAAAAAACAATATTGCGCCCCATAAAGTATCAGTAATCGCAGTTCTTAAATTATATTTCTTAAAAATAGCCATATTGGTAAAATCAAAAATACCATATGTACAGAATCCCAATATAAACGCATCAAATGCCGACTTGTTTACAGATATAATAAAATAATTAAGAAGAATCGCCATAAGAATATATGTGAAAACTGCCGGTGCTATATTCACAACAAGTGATGAGTTCTGAATCGCTGCTACCGTTTTCTCAAATACCGGTTTTCCAACAAAGTACAAATAAATCGAGTCAACAAGAACTAACAGTATTGAAGATACAATAAAAGAATTCATTTAGTTTATTTTTATTGTATTGTTTAGTATAGTATAATACAATATATAAATATTAATAAATAACAAAATAAATAACATAATAAATAACATAATAAATAACAAAATAAATAAATAATAAAAAACTAAATCATTAAATATTTTATAGTTATATTTTAATAAGATGAAAGAAAAATCTAAATCAAACAAGAAAACAAAAAGTAAATCTAATTCTTTAAAACGTGCACTCAGCATGCTAAAAGGAGGCGATGATGTACAGCCTAAAGAAGAAAGTAAATCTTCGTTTTTCGATTTTTTGAACAAACGCGACGTTAAAAAACCCGAAGAACCAACACCACAAACAAATGGATCCGATATGGATGCCGCCGACGCGGATGAAGGTATCACATTTAAATCAAATAAACTACTATCCATTTTATCTCCATCAGAAGCAGCATCTGTCGCAAGTTCTACCGGGCAAGAAGCACCCCCATCAACATGGTGGTTCGTATTTAGAGTAATAGTTGTTTTACTTATAGTTCTCATATTTACTCTCAACTTAACAGGATATTTAGGTAATGTTGCAGAGTGGATTAAGCAGTTTTTTGATACAAACATTGCACCACTACTAGTATCTATCGGTTTAATGAAGGCTACACCCGTTATCGCAGATAGAACTGGTGGTTCACTACCCGGCAACGACTCTAATACCGGGACAAATACAATAAACCAACTCGATACAAATATCGGCACAAAACCAGTAACGGTAACTCCAACAAGTACAACTTCGACAACCGCCTCAACACCTGGACCCGCATCCACAGGTATGCCTCGCGCTGACCCCTATTTGCAACCTATTCCTATCCAACCAAATGAAAGAAGAACCCCGTTAATAAACAAGGGCGAATCTGCTCGCCCTCCTGCTTCATCTCCAGAATCCTATCAAGAAGAGACAAGTCGTGAAAAAGAAAAGGAAGAATCGGTAAAGAAAGCATTGGAGTATGCTCTTAAAAATCAGAACCCTGTTGCTGATGATGCTACAAGTAGTACTCAAATACCGAGATCAAAATCTGGATACTGTTATATTGGCGAAGATAGAGGATTTAGAAGCTGTATTGAAGTTTCGCAAGATATGAAATGTATGTCGGGTGATATTTTTCCGACCATGGATGTATGCGTAAACCCTCGACTTAGGGTATAAATTAACAAGACAGTTAGTTATTATCTTTACAGACTTCTTTTCGAAGTTTTTGCCTTACACGCATAAGCTCGTTAGATATTAGCGGCGGTTTACCTCGTCTAAAGTGTACTAGTTTCGCATTCAATGTATTTAAAAGCATATTTTTTAAATATATATTCTGGCTATATTTAGCATATAATGCTTTTTCGCGTTCTGCTTCTTCGCGCATCTTAAAATCTGTATCTGATGGTATATCTTTATACATCTTTTTTGCTAGTAATGGATTTTTGCAAAATGCTGAACCAGAGTCTAATGAAAATTCACGATAATATTTAGGATTTTCTTTCATATATTTTATACCCTGTAGGTAGTGCTGTACAGTTCGCCACTTATGACCTCCTAATGTGAAAAGAGACTTTGTTTTGTCGTTACCAGGAGGTTCCCAAAAATTAGACAACATTTTTCTCCAGTTTGGTATAGACGAAAGCTTTTCGTATTTTGAAACATCACAATGTTTAATCTTTTCACCAGCACCCATACCAGGTAACTCATTATCCTTGCTTTTACTATAGTACTGGAATACCACAGAATTATTATATAAAGGTACACCCGACTTCAAACAAATACTTTTATCATCACTGCTATATTTTTTAATTGTTTTTTTTGCATTTTTAGTTTTAGATTTAGTTTCAGTTTTAGATTTAGTTCTACATTTAGTTCTACATTTAGTTTTAGATTTTTTTGTAGTAGAATAAATACATAAACCCATGATAATAATTTATGTAGTAAAGTATTATATAATAATCCAATATAATAATCCAATACTATATTATAATCTTTAAAGATAATAATATAATGTCCGCACCAACCCAACCACAAAATTTAGTAGCATTAACCGCAGATGGGGGTACTGTTTCTTTATCATGGAATGCCTCATCGGGAACATCAACAATAACATACACCCTCGAATATAAAGTCGGTGGCTTCGGCGACTGGATGGAATTATATAAAGGACTAGGTTCAGTGTCAGGGTCAATAAGAAGTTACACCGTCGCCAATTTTGATAGCGTCGCTGTCGTAAATAATAGTGTCACATACTGTTTCCAAGTATCTGCTACAAACGCAAATGGAAGTAGCGCACCATCCAATATCGCACAAGCCACACCTTTTAATAATAGTCTACCTACATATTTGTGGTCACGTTTTGAACCAAATTGTCCTAGTTTTAAAACAGCACAAAATAATATAGCTAATGCGGGGTATGACATGCAGAGGAAAGCAAATGTTTTACAGTGTCCGGCAAATGGAAGACTAAACTTTACAAAAGCAATGTTGTGGTCTATGGCTTCTAGAAATCAACTTACGCGACAAAAAGCATGGGCTTCTCAGTCACAAACAAACACATATCCTAATATTACAAATATAGATAACACGCCAGATGTAGGATTACAAGAAGTCAATAATACATTAACGTGTTGGAATATTCCTTCTCCTATTGTTTGTAACCCATCTAGTAGTTCTAACGTACCAGGTAAACCTGTTATACTTTGTTTCAATACAGATGCACCGTTTAATAACTATAGACAACCACAAACATATTCAGCTGGCGGGACCAAATGGCCCATGTTTTCATCAAAATAGTTACACTAGTTACACTAGTTACACTACTACCTTAAAAATTGCAGTTGTATTTATTTGATAGCAGGTACATCGTTCTGGTCAAAATACCATCTATCCGCCAAATACCGTGGTCTATTAAAGTTATCATCAAAGCTTCTAGATGCTGATTTCATCTTAGGACCACTTACAAGAATATCCTGTATCTCGGCAATACTTATTGCGTTATTATAATAAGTCAAGCTAGATAAATATCCAGCAAATCCGCCATTTAAACACACATTTACATCATCGTAGTTCTGCTTTACTACATCCTTCATAATGCGCCGCTTTGTTAAACGCCCATTAACATATACGTCACAGTTTCTACCTTGTACACGTATTACTACATTCATCCATTTTGCTATAGGCAAGTCAGTAATATCTATAGTATCGCTCAATGGATCATTAAACGAATTCATTATTACACGAATACCATCATATTTGGGATTTATGTATAAACCAGGAGCATTATTTGGGGAAACAATACCCTCATCATTGGATTCTTTATTTCCCTTATTAAATACATGATGATATTTTGTATCATTTGTAAAACCATTCAAAAATAACCAAACGGACCATGTAAACTCTATACCGGTCTTTTCATTACTAGAGCGAATAATTGTAATGGATTTTTTAATATCAGGGTTTTGAGATATTATTGTAGAATCAGAACCATTTATATATCCATCCACAAGTATAACTTTACCACTTGGGGAAAATAACCAACTAATAAGAGCAACCATGAGTCGAAACAAAATAGCAAACCCTATTATAACCATTAACAGAAAAGCAATCTTTGCAACCCAACTATTTGATTCTAAAAAATCTTTAGACCCCTCGACTACGCTTGCTGAACTAAAATCTTTGAAACCTGACTGTGTACCAGGCTCGACGTCTATATCTGCACCGGCACCGGCGACAGGACCACGTCCAGCACCAGGCCCTGGTGATGCATCTGCACCCGGTAATAAATCCTTAAATGATGGTTCAAGGTCTGGAGTTTTTAATGATTGTGGTTCAGCCATTTATATTTATATTTATATATTAGATATAAAATATTTATATAGTGCTTAATATATTACTACTAAAAATAATTAATCAATAGTTGATTAATTATTAACTATTTAATGTTAATTTTACATTTTTATCTAAATGCTGAAACTCTTCAAAACTGAGTTATCTTTCAAGAAAGCCAATTCCAGTTTATATCTCTTAAGAGCATTCAAGTCAAACGCCGAATTAGTGTATCCTCTAGAGTAAATATCCCATACTTCTTTCGGACTAAATACATCAGGACTATATACCACGCTGGCGATAAAACCGGAAAATCCTGGAACCTGATAATTATCAGGGGTCTTATTTCCTCCAATGAAAATAGTACTACTATTTGAAAGCGGCGATGCAACTGTAGTCATACTGCATGTCTTTATTAATTTACCATCTATATACACGTCTATCGCGCGATTATATACGCTAACCGATATATTCACCCAAGTCTGCAAGGGAAAATTCGTAACACTACAAGTAGATGAAAGTGAATTATATACATTTTCATTGTTTCCTACACTATTCGGATTATCCGGCTCAATATATATATTCAAATCATTGGTAGTCTTAGAAAAATACAAAGCAAAAAAGCATGGACTCTTTGTACCAGGGGCTACTGCTAAAATATTTTTACTATTTCCATAGTTTACACCCCAGTCATCAATATAAGTCCACACGGAAAATGAATAATTATTTTTAGAACTATCCACTACCTTATCAAGAGACATACTAAATAATTCGGTTCCTTTTTGAAAAGACATGAGTACCTCCATTGAAGTGAAAAAGTAACTCCATATAATATATAAAAGTATCACAACAATTACAACACCTAATATTAATTTTAAATCCATTTATAATATACATCTAGAAATTTTTCTTAATAACAATAATTATAATAACAATAACAATAATTATAATAACAATAACAATAATTATAATTATAATTTAATACTTTACAATAAATAAAAAATACATGGTTACACTGTTATGGGAGGATTCATATCTTTCATAGACTCATACATTAACTTTATGTTTTGCGCCAATACAGGCGTCTTATAGTATACTAAATTACACATCTCTCCATATATACCCGGCGATGAACCTATATTCACACCATTTGGATTTTGATAGGGTATTATATTTGGTTCAGATATTACTAAATCCCCGTTTACAAATATATCCATACCACCATCTATAAAATTTACAAAAACATTATTCCATCTCGAATATATTATTTTTACATCTCTTTGTGTCTTTTTATCGGGAACTATAACGGTACGTTTACTTCCATTTGCGTCTGTAACATCCACAGAAAATATAATTGCACCCTTTTCTGCATTAAATTGCATATCGGGTACATTTCCGCAATTAATCAATGATGTATTTTGAACATACGCTTCATTCGTATTATTTGGAACAGGGTGAATATATATCCAACTAGATACTCCATAGTTTACACTTTTAGTCAAGATCTTCAGTGAGCGAGGAATAGGTACATGGTTCTTTATTTCTAATGGATATACTTTATCTGTTAGCACAATACCATCATTAGTTATTACTTTATTAAATATTTTTGGAATCAAAAACTTGGAAGCTATTAATGCTATCTCAATTAGTAATATAATTACAACAGTATACTCTTTCTTTGCTAACTGTAACTGTTCTCTTAACACATTTGAACAGTCAATGAGAAAACAAGGAATATACAAAATTAGTTTTAGAATGAAAGTAAATATAAATCCTAAACCAGTATTATTAGATAAAACTAAACTACTAGATGTGTTGAAGTTAAATAGACTAAGAACTAATGCAACAAGACCCATTAGTAACAGAAAGTTAATAATACTTATAATCTGTTCTAGAGTAGATGGTATAGACATTACCTTCGATAGTCCATAAATAATTAATCCTAGAACAACCGCGAAACCAATAAATGATAAACTTATTTTAGATATAAGTTCAGTATAAGGGCCAATTTCTTTCACACCCGAACTACCCGACATGGTATAAATCAATAGTACCAATAATAGTACCCCAATCGCCAAAAATCCTAGAAGCGATAAAGTTTTATATGTAGTTAAAAATTCGAAACTATTTTTATAGTAAATATAAATCGTAAACCATACGTAAAATAAAAATATTGCTAGTAGAAAATACTTAATTATCCCGGTAAATAAAGACTTTATTGTTTCACAGTAAAAATTTATGTCTGTCAAGTAAGACAAAAAGGCGTTGGGGGCAGGTTTCTTATCTGTTCCTGCTCCTAACGTAGATGTGAACGTCTTAACACCGGATGAACCGGAAAACTTAAAAGCATATAAGTAAATCCATCTTGCTAAAAATAATACGGATAGTATTTGAAATACATTTGCTAATAATCCATTGTCTGTATATTTATATAAAATATAGTTTAGAATACCAAAACCAAAAATAACCATTAAATTTATACCCAGTGATATACTATTTGTCGCCATGTATGCAATAATATTTTCACCATTTATTATGAATAAAGCCCCTAAAACTACCGCGGCCAAAAATAATAATTTCACCTTTGTGCTTATTTTATCCCAGTAAAAAACAACACTTAATATCATGGTTGCTAGTACTAGTCCAATTAGTAAAGGCAATAATACATTAGATAGGCGCGCGACCCAACCAATAATGTTGCCTATAAATTGTAAAATTGAGTCTATGGTGAAATTTAATGCTAATAAAATTGTTAATATAATCGAAAGAGGGTCTGTAATATCCCTTGTTTTTTCAGATAAATCTTTTCTAGAAATAACTAACACTATTATTACAGGCAAACACCATAGTAATGTCAAAAAATTTATATTTTGAAAAATACCTAAATTGGCTATATTATTATAACCACATATAGACACTATTATTAAAAATAAAAATATACCTATCATGTAACTTTTTATTAGACCACCTGTCGTAAATAACATAACAAATGACACTAGCAATAATGCGAAAATAATAAATCTTGTTACTGATAAAATAATATTTAATGGTGATGTTGATGATGATGTCGCATTTGTGGATGGTATACTATCCATTTTTATATATTATCCTATTATAATTAATATATAAAAACATTTATTCATTTGATATTTATTGTTTTTGATTTTCGATTTACTATACACACAAAGACACACACACAAAGACACACATATATACATTGCTACAACTACGAATGGTCTAATCTATCCATAGCCGTTTTTTTACCATGACAATCTCGACATAATGCTACTAAATTACTAACCTCATTTGAACCACCATTATGTAAAGCTATTACATGATCTACCTCAAACCATGCAGGCAACTGATGTTTACAATCTCCACATAACCAATTCTGGTTTGCCGCAACAAACTTTTTCTTTGTTTCGCTTACACTTCGTTTCGTAGTTCCTCTGCCTGACATCATCATCCGGTTAACACTTGGATTATGATTTCCATTTCCATTTCCATTTCCATTTCCATTTCCACTACTATCACTCAAAGCACCACCATTCATATAAATATCTTGATTTGTATCTGTAAATGATTTTGTATTTGTTAAGTTTAAAAATGGACTAATTAAACCCATAGATTCACGCGTCATCGGTAGTGTTTTTATCATATCATTTGCTCGCCCTAAAAACTCTCTAGAATTATCCGGATTTTTCTTAAAAAATAAATACAGCGAAAGTCCACCAAAAGCAAATGTAGCCATTTTTAAATATTTACTAGTTTTTACAGTATTTAATATTTTTATTAACTTACCATCATAGTAAGTATTAGCAATCAATAACCCTGTTACTATAAATATTATTAATTCTATCTTCATTATATATTGTTAACTATATACTCAACATATAATAATTTTTATATTCATATATACTTATTTCTAGGTTTTATTTCTAGATTTTATTTCTAGGTTTTATTTCTAGATTTTATTTCCAGGTTTTATTTCTAGATTTTATTTCCTATTTTTACTATTTTTCCTTGTTTTATACCCTCCGGTTACTACAGCAACTTGAACGTTTGGAAGTCGCCCCCTTGATTTATTAGAATAGTTCTCTAATTTATCATAAATAATATCATTTCCCATTAACTTTTTGTCAACCATAGACTTTTTTAAACCCATCGCCGCGACAGCGGAACTTCTAACTTTACCAACACTTTCTTTGTGGCTTGTTTTAATACTTATACTCATCAAATATTTATTTAACTGTTTAATATCATCTACTAATTTATGTATATTTATTACTTTGCCGCCGTTTTTATACAAGTTATGAGTTAATATTTTCATCAACATACCAGTAATTGTCTTTCGTGCAACACTTGTCATTTTAGTCATTAAAGGTATATTATCAATTAACTCACTATATGTAGACATTATACCCCATGTATCAGCATTTAGTAAATATACTTCATAAAAATATCTTCCCATTTCTAGTTTATAATCAACCGTATATGTTAGCAATACATCAATAATATATTCAACGATATAAGTAATAATCAGATTGTACATATAGTTCTCAATGTCATTGCGCCCAACCTGTTTTAATTTTTTCGCTAACTCTTCGCCATAAACATGCATGAATGTCTCATTTAAAAATAAAAATTGTTTCTCATGTTTACTCATAAAAGTTTTATATGCTGACATAGCAAATTCTCGCAAGCTATCTCTTGTTACTTTAACTCCTTCCTTTTTTAACTTTTGAAGTAGAATGTCATATTTTTCTGTTACATGTTTTTTAAATAAAAAAGAAGAAAACGGATGATGCCATTGAGTACCTAAAGTATATAAAGCCTCCGGCACATTTTTACTATCACTGTCTAACACATATGATAATCCCCAGTCTATTACAACAAGTGTGTTGTTATCTGACACGTTAAACATAAGGTTATCAGGCTTAATATCACCATGAACTACACCATTTTTATATAAAGTCGGTATTACAATTGTCAAGTATTCAATAATATTATTGTTAAGGTTAACCAAATCTATAGGAGTAAGATCTTTTTTTTTTATATAGGCACTTAAAGATATACTCAACTCAGGCATATTTATTATTTTAAACTTATCTAAATTATCATTTATATTTTGCGAATTTATCGGTTCTTGTGTCGTCTTATCTTTATTGTCTGTCAAAATATAGTCACATACTTCTTCTATTTTTACTTTATCTTGTTCTGTTAGTGGTTTCGGTTCACACATATTAACATTATCTAGCAAAAAATATTTCTTTATATTTGCAGGCAAATGTTCTAATCTTTTTTTGATATTATGTATGTACATATATTCCCTTTTACCATGTTTAGCGTCAATAAGTTTACTCACATAATTTGGAGGTGTGTTTAATTCTGAATCTTTACAATTTAACGCAGGCTTAAATACGCATCCAAAACCACCTTTCACAAAAGCTGCACCTCCATCATATATACTATTTACCTTTTTATTATTCTTTCTTATTTTTATTTTTTTTGTTCTTGTTATTGTTCTTCTTCTTCTTCTTCTTATTTTACTGTTTGTAACTATATTTATATTTTTTTTATTTTTCATTCATATAATATTAACATATTTTATTTATTTTATTTTATTTCTTGTACAAATAATATACGCCTACAATACCTCCAACTAAAATTAAAAAGAATACTAATTTTTGCCTATATTTAAGCTCTTCTTGTATCTTTATTGCTTTAGGTTTGTAATTATAGTAATATTCCTTTAATGCTTGAGTAAGAGATATTTCAGCTTTACCAGTCATTTTATTCACACGGTTATGTATAAAATGAACCCATTTAATAAATGAGTCACGACTATCCAAGTAAGGGGTTATTGGGTATTTATCAATTAAATCGCTAAATTTATTACCTATCCTTGAATCAGGCATAAATAATGGAAAATTATGAATTAGTTCATAGTACTTTTTCTTTGTTACATCATTAGGGTGAATCGGATAACAAATAGCTATAGACAAAAGAACGAACCAATAATGCGGACCCCAAACATTTGAATCTAATACCATTTCTAATTAGAAACAATATAAAAAGATAACAAAGAATACATATAACTATGAATTCAAAATCATTAAAATTAACATATAATAATTTTTGCAATAATTGTGGGAAAACGGGACATTTATTAGCAGAATGTAAAAATCCCATAACAAGTATTGGAATCATTTCATTTAGGTATAGTACAACAAATAACTGTCTCGAATATCTTTTAATACAAAGAAATGATAGTTTCGGATTTGTAGAATTTATACGTGGTAAATATCCTTTATTTAACTTACAGTACATACAAACATTGATTAATGAAATGACACTTGAAGAAAAAAACAAACTGTTAAATATGAAATTCGAAGATATGTGGAAACTACTATGGGGAGAATATTCAGGTCTTCAATATAGAGGTGAAGAAACATCATCTAAAGATAAATTCGAATCTTTGAAAAAAGGAATTAAAATTAAAGATATTGAATATAATTTAAAATCATTAATCGATTCTTCTACTACAAGCTGGAATGAACCAGAATGGGGTTTTCCTAAAGGGCGCAGAAATTATCAAGAAAAGGATATTGACTGTGGTCTCCGAGAGTTTACAGAAGAAACAGGATATGCTTTATGCGATTTTAAACTTATTGAAAATATCATACCATATGAAGAAATGTTTATCGGGTCAAATATTAAAAGTTATAAACACAAATATTACCTTGCTCACATGACAAATAATATTAAAGAGATTCAAGAATATCAAAAATCAGAAGTTAGAAATATAAAATGGGTTAGTTTTGAAGAATGTATAAATTGTATTCGACCTTATAATTTAGAAAAAATTAATATAATTGAAAAAATAAATAAAGTTTTACAAGAATATAGATTATATTAACATTATATAAGAATTACTTATTCATTTATAGTATATATTAAATGGAACAAGACCCGAATAAAAAACAAGACCAAAACCCCAAAAAACCATCAATAAAAATTAAACAAATTAATATTCCAGAAAATCTTCGCACATTGCTTAATCCAGGACAAGGACAAGGACAAGGACAAGGACAAGGTGCTGGCGTACGCGCTGGTCCCGCTGCTGCTGCTGCTTCTGCATTATCTTCACTAGACCCCTTTATAAAAGTTGTAGCCGACTCAAATAAAGGTATTATTTTAATGCCCGTTCTTTCAGATGTTAAGTTTTCTATGCCTCCAGGTTCTGTTGGTTCTTTTTTAGGTAGTTCGTCATCGCCATCATTATCATCAGAATCTTCACCTGGTAAAGGTCCAGGTCCGGGTAACCAGCGCAATGTTTCTGAAAATACTAGTTTTAGCCAGGATAAAAAAAGCAATGCACCATCAATATCAAGTGCATCTCGCCAGTCTCTAAGTTTTCCCAATTTTTCTAGTCTTTCTAAAGCATCGTCAGGAACACGCGTTTCAGACAGAAATATGACACCATCCACTGCTAGAAGCAATATACAAGATTTTAATATTTCTTTTCCGAGCAACAGCAAGAATTCGGGTATTAATATATCTGTTCATCCAAGGGAACAGATTTCATCTTCTAAAAGCGGCAGTCAAGATGATAGATCAAGGGGCCGAGATATTAGCACACCAAGTCAAGAAGGGTTAGTGATGTCCGGTACACCTTCACAAGAAAGTATCCCTGGTAGTCCTGGATATGATATTAGGGGTGATGTTTTATCAAGGGCACCGTCTTTAGAAGTAGAAGCTGCTGCAGCAGAAAGTTTACAACATATTAGACAACAGAAAGCACAAGAAGAGGCAGAGGCACAAGCACCACCACCACCATCATCGCCGTCATCACCAACGCCATCGTCATCATCTACTTTAACGGCCAAATCCAAATCAAAATCATCATCTACAACACTAACAGCGCCATCTAAGTCATCATCGCCATCGCCATCGCCATCCACATCGTCATCCACAAAAGCTACACAAAAAAGTACATCATCCATACCATCATTATCATCTTCGTCGGAACAAGAAGTACCTTACATACCTGCAAAATCTTCTGAAGAAATACGAATAAGTGACTCAGAAAGTAGAGACTCAGAAGGTAAAATAGAAGGAAGTGAGTCTAAATTTCAAGAAGAGTTGCAAGAACGCCTTCTTTCAAATATGTCCCCCGAACAACAAAAGCTACAAAAAGAATTTATTTTTAACCCCGACATGTCTAGAAAATCTAAAAGACAACAGAATAAATTCTTAAAAGAAAAAGGTGAAGCAGAAAGAGAATCGATTCAACACTTTAACGAAGAATTTTCAAAACTTGGCGACGAGTCACCTCCGTCACCTTCCGAAGAATTAGAAACACAAACTGATGAAAACACGTATAATTTTCTATATCCAACTCTAGACGATCCCGAATTTAATATTAAAATTGCATCTAAAAAGGAATTTGCGGATACGAGATATGATGGAACCGTACAGGATAGTTTAGAAGCAATAAAAAAATACTCCAATAAAATGTGCAACGCCGACTTCGAATTATCTCCACATCAGTTATTTGTTCGCAATTTTCTTTCTTTTCAAACACCATATAATAGTCTTCTCCTATATCACGGTTTAGGAACCGGCAAAACATGTTCTGCAATAACAATATGTGAAGAAATGCGTGACTACCTTGTTCAAATCGGCATGTCAACATCTCAAAAAATTATCATTGTTGCTAGTCCTAATGTCCAGCAAAATTTCAAACTACAACTTTTTGATAAAAATAAACTCAAATTAATTGACGGTATTTGGAATATACGCTCATGTACAGGTAACAAATATTTGAAAGAAATAAATCCGATGAATATGAAAGGAATGGAAGAAGAAAAAGTCGTCTCCGAAATTAAAAAGATTATTCGCCGATCATACCGCTTTCTAGGTTATGACCAGTTTGCGAACCTTATTGAAAAAACATCGACGGTAAGTGACGAAATCGTTGACAAGTCTCATCGAACTAAAATCATGATGCAGAAATTAAAACTAGTATTCGGTAATTCTCTTATCGTAATTGACGAGTTTCATAATATAAAAAGCACAGATGAGAAAAGCGGCACACGTGCTGTTGCAGAACAGTTAGAAAAATTAGTAAAATTTGGACCGTTTCTCATGACACGTCTACTTCTCTTAACCGGAACACCAATGTATAATAGTTACCGTGAAATTATATGGTTACTCAATATTATGCGTTTAAATGATGGGAGGGCTGAGATTGATATTCGCGATGTTTTTAATCCTAACCCCGATGAAGGAATATTTGTAGAAACAAATGAAGGCCCAGGACAAATTATGGAAACAGGCCGCGAAAATTTGCGGCGTTTTTCAACTGGTTACGTATCCTACATACGTGGCGAAAATCCATATACATTTCCCTTTCGCATATACCCCGATGAGTTTTCTCCTGAACATACATTTTCTGGTGCGACTACTGGTTCCAAGTCACCAAAGTCAAGTGGCGAAAAAGGTGGTTACCAAATTCCAAGCATACAAATAAATGGCGCACGAATACCCGAACACCGAAAACTGTCTAGAATGCAAGATAAAATATATTTAACAGGAGCATCCGAATATCAGCAAAGCGTTTATTTATATATTATTCGACAATTTCTTGCCTTGAAAAAAGATGAAATGCGCAATATTGAAGAATCCGTTTCTGTAGGTATTAACATCTTGCGAAGCCCAGTTGAAGCACTCAATATTTCATACCCATCCGATGACTTTAATCCTGCTTCCGAAAATCCCAACTATGATATTCGTCTTCTTGTAGGCAAATATGGTCTTAGAAATATTATGAATTATGATGAAGAGACAAAAACCGGCTTCGAATATAAGGAAGATAAACCGCACATATTTTCCCGAGATTTAATAGGCGACTATAGCTCAAAAATAAAGAATATTTGCGACAATATATACAAATCAGAAGGTATTATATTAATTTACAGTTTTTATATCGAGGGCGGTGTAATACCTATGGCTCTCGCACTAGAAAGTATGGGGCTTACACGATATGGAACTAAAGCCATGTCCTTATTTAATAACCCTCCAGATGGAGTAAGACAGATAGATGGAATTACGTCTCGCCAAAGAAGCGAAATGCGAGCGAATGAGACATTTTTCCCGGCAAAATATGTGGTCATTTCTGGTGAAGCAGCGCTGTCTCCTGATAATATAGGAGACGTTAAAGCTGCTAGCAATGAGGCAAACTTCGATGGGCGATTTGTTAAAGTCATTATTATTTCAAAGTCTGGAACTGAAGGACTTGATTTTAAAAATATTCGACAAGTTCATATACTTGAACCATGGTATAATATTAATTTAGTAGAGCAAACTATTGGGCGTGCAGTGAGAAACTGTAGTCACAAAGACTTAGAATTCGAAAAAAGAAATGTTCAGATATTTTTACATGGTTCTATTTTGACAAATACACCCGCTGAAGAAGCTGCCGATATTTATATGTATCGTTTGTCTGAAAGAAAAGCACGCTATATTGGCGAAGTAAGTCGCGTATTAAAAGAAAATGCTGTAGACTGTCTTCTTAATATTGACCAAACAAATTTTACTGAAGAAAAATTCGACGAAAAATTAAACGACGAACCTGTAATGCAAATACTTTCTTCGTATGACCCTACAACTAAATCTAGTATAGATATTAAATATAAAATCGGCGATAAAAATTATTCATCTGTTTGCGACTATATGGAGTGCGTTTTTAGTTGTAAACCAGGAATGGCTGAAAGTCGTATTGGAACAAGAAAAGATATTTTTACAGATGCAATTATAACCATGAATACTGACAAAATTATACAGAGGATACGCGATATTTTTCAAGAAAGATACTTTTACAAAAGAACGTCGCCGGGTGAAAAAATACAGGATATATCAAGCGACTTAATTTCTACAATTAACTATAATAAAAAATATCCCATAGAAGCAATCGATATTGCTCTTACACAGTTAATAGAAGACAAGAATGAATATATTCGTGATAAATATGGTAGATACGGGAGACTTGTAAATATTGGTTCGTACTATTTATTTCAACCACTTGAGTTAGATAATCCCATAATACCTATTCGCGATAGACAAAAACCTGTGGATTTTAAACGTGAAAAAATTGTTTTCAAACCAAATAAAGAAAAAAATTATTTTGAGGAGGTTAAAAAGTCGTATATTTCAAGTATACAACAATCGCGTGCATCATCAAAGGCTAAGCCTGGAAAAAAATTATCAACTCTTGAAGAAGCATTAGAAGAAGATGTAGAAGAAGGGGACGTTGAAGGAGAAATTGAAAGGGAAGACGAACTCTTCAAATATTTTTCGACAGTTAAGAAGGAACCGAAAGCATTAATAAAAGCTAAAAAACTATTTAATGAAGCTAATAAACGAAATATTTATAAGAGGGGCAATAATGATTGGTATTATAATTGTGGTAATATTTTAGAAACAAAGTTATCTTTTATTCCACCTGAGTTAATACAAAAATTAGTTGTATCGCATATTTTAGAAGAATTGAATATAGATGAAACACTTTCAATTCTTAATTATATAATTTCTCCAAAAGGACGTGAAACACTTGCCGAAAGACGAGACAATCCTGAAAAGTATGTATTTGACGAACTAATAGAGGAATACTATGAAAATAATATTTTACATAGCAGAAACGGTATCGAAGGAGTATTATTGATTAACCTTGATGGAACATATCAGTTATTTATAAAAGATACAAAACTTAATATATGGAAACCCGCAGGTCCAGCAGATATTGAATATTTTAAAACCGATATTTCTGACAAAAATGCAATAACTGCCGAGACTCCTTTAAATAACTATATTGGATTTATAACATCAATAAAGCGAAAAGATTTTTCGTCGTTAATTTTTAAAACAAAGAAAATAACTGTAGGTAAAGGTAAAGCTAAAGCTAAGTCATTTGCAAGTAGTATAGCATCAAGATGTGACCAAGCTGGTAGAGCAAAAACTGAGAAAAATATAAAAGATATTTTAGAGCCACCAAAAATAAACGAAATAGTAGATGCTTTACCGAAGTCAAAAAGAGATGAATACTTAAACTATGGTATTGAAAGTCGTACAGATGAGAATGGGGAAGTAGTTCCTATACCGGATGAAATATTAATTCAGTTGTTTATCAATCGTATTTCTTTAGATAGTAGTAAACCATTGTCTGTTTCAAATAAAAGAGATACAAATGAAATAGAGTTATGTATTTTACAGGAATTCATTCTACGCTATTTTGACACGATAAGACAAGACGAAAAAAGATGGTTTTTAACCCCAGTACAGGTTTTACTCAATAAAATCTAAACATTAAGATGATTTAATTGAATTATTTAAATTATTTGAATTCATTAATATATGTAAAATAATATATGTAAAATAATATATGTAAATTAATATATATAACATTTATTTACATATATTATATATAAAATCAAAACATATTTAAATCATGAGTAGTAGAATAGCATCATCAAGCCAATCTAGAAGAAATGCCGTAGCAGGCAAAATGTCACTATATATTAAAAATATAATTTCTAAAAAATTATCTGTACCCATAAAATATGTGGGAACAAATATTGCCGAAATTCTCGAACAAATTTTAAGTAATAATTTTGAAGGGAAGTGTTGTATCGAGGGTTATGTAAAACGTGGTTCAGTTAAAATTGTTACATTTTCAAGCGGAACTATAGTAGGGAATTGTATTATTTTCACCGTTGTGTTTGAATATTTGGTCTGTAATCCTCCTCAAGGTATGAGAATATCATGTGCTGTTAAAAATATAACAAATGCTGGTATTTTAGCACATACCGATGAAGGTGAATATTCACCTTTAAATATTTTTATTGCTAGAGACCATCATTACAATGTTGCTTATTTTTCTGAATTAAAAGAAGGAGATATTATAATGGTTCGTGTAATAGGTCAAAGATTTGAATTGAATGATCCCTTTGTATCTGTAATCGGCGAACTAGAATTAAAACAGGAAAGAGAGTCGGGGCCCAGTGTAATGCGTGAAATAGAAAATGCAAAGAAAAAAGGTAATCCTTTATCGGTAGTTTTAGAAGAAAATAGCGACATGTTGGGAGAATTTCAAATATCAAATGAGGCTGATTCAGCTGCCGCTGCCGTTGCTAGTGAGGAAGAACCTGATGAACCGGAAGAATTAGAAGAACCTGAAGAATCTGAAAAACCAGCAAAAGAAATTTCAGAAGTTGAAGGTAAAGTTGAGGGTGAAGTTGAAGGTAAAAATGAGGGTGAAGGTGAAGGTGAAGGTCAAGAAGATAAGGGTAATGTTGAAGATGAATAGTAACACATTAGATAATTTTATTATGTTATTTTAAATTGTATTTCTATTTATTTATTTTGTATTTAATTGTTAATATAAAATAAAATTGAAACTATTATAAAGATAAATTAATATAGTAAAGTAACATCCTTTCGTATCAAAAAATCTTTAACAATGTCTATGTCTACAATCGCATCTACACCTGAATATCCTCCTATTACGTTTACTACTACTTCTACTGTAGTTGAACCAAAAAAAAGAGGTCGTTCCAAAAAGAATGGTACCGCTTCTACAACTACTACTACAAATACTACAACGATTACAATTACGCCGAAGTTTATAGAGGTCGATAGTTCAGGTGAAGGAGCCGAAGATTGTATAGGAACAATTGACTATAATTTTAAAAATGAAATCGTGTCTCCAGCTGATTCACCTGATTCAGAAGTATCAAATAGCAATATCCATAATGAGGATGGAGATTCAAGTGCAAGTGCAAGTGCAAGTGCAAGTGCAAGTGCAAACAATACTCACGAGGAAGATGAAGAAGATGACGATGGTTTATATAAGTTGACACAATTTAACTATGATATTTTAATACCATTTATACTGATTAATATGCATGCATCTAGTAGAAGCAATATTCTTGCGCTTCTACATACTACTCTTGTAAGTTGTATCGAGGGTAGATGTATTTCAGAAGGATTTATTAAACCAGAAACTGTACGAATTGTCGACTTTAAGTGCGGAAAAATAGTTGCTAAAAATGTACAATTCAATCTCGTAATAGAGTGTTTTATTTGTAACCCCGCTCAAAATGCTATAATTAACTGTATCGCTAATAATATTACACAAGCAGGGATTCGTGCAATTTCACACGACAAGCATTTACCCGTCATTGTATATATTTCACGAGACTATAGTATGCTTACACAAAATACTTACTACAATACAGTCAAAGAAGGCGAAAAAATAGCAGTAAGGGTTATCGGCAAACGCTTTGAAATGAATGATAAATTTATTCAAATCATTGGAGAATTAGTTCCCCCGAAAAAGGAGCGCATTTCTTTGAAAACACCTAAAAAATCAGTTACAACCGCATCTACTACCAATTTTGGTTCTTTGGGTGAAATTATTACTACATCATCCTCATCCTCATCCTCATCCTCATCCTCATCATCATCATCCTCATCATCCTCATCATCATCATCATCATCTACATCTGCACCGGCTCCCAAAGAACCAAAGGCTCCCAAAGAACCGAAGGCTCCCAAAGAACCAAAGGCTCCCAAAGAACCGAAGGCTCCCAAAGAACCGAAGGCTGCAAAAAAAACAATTAAGAGCAATTTAGAAGCATAAATAAATATACTATATTTATAATTCATATTAAGATTCATATTAAGTAAAATATAATTTTGGAATAAAAATATATAGAAAGATTTTTTTACTTAACTATAAATGGAAACAGTAGAAAATATAACATCTTTATATCATACCAAAAAATATGTATCAGATAATAAGTACTTTGTAGACTCTTTAAAATTTTTAAAAGAACGAATCGAATCGACTAACACATTTCACCAAATAGAAATATTAAGAATATTTAATGACAATGGGGTATTAGTTAATGAAAATAAAAATGGTGTTTTTATTAACCTAACATATGTAGATTCTCCTATTCTAGACAAAGTTTATAAGTATTTAAGTTATGTAAATAAACAAGAAGACCAACTAAACGAAATTGAAAAAGAAAAAGAAAAAATTGTTACTTCATTCTTTAAATGATTTACAAAGCTTATTTTACATTATACTATATATCGAACCACCTACATCCATATATAATATTTAAACTATAATAAAGACATGTTTAAGTATAAGTATAACATAAACATCTAGACAATTCAAAAAGTTATAATCTAAATAAATGTCAACACAGTCACAACATGAACTAAAAAAAACAAAAAACATAAATGGTGAAGAATCTGTAGCATCATCTTTGAATTCAGTTGTAAAAAAACAATTTACAAATATGACCGAACAATATAATTTATATGCATCAACCATAAACAAAATGGAAGAAAAAATAAAAGAATTAAAAAATATAATGCTATCTGAATGTTTTTTAAAAAATTGTCAGAATTTTACAATGGAAATTCCAAAGTCGACTAAAACCAACACCAAAACCACAACCACAAGTACAACTACAACTACAACTACAATCACAAATAAAGACAAAAATATTGTTACATCGGTAAGTAATGAACACAATAATGAACACGATAATAAACAAGAAAGCACAAATTTACAATATTTTACCCCATCTCAGTCTAACTCACTCTTCTGGTGTTTTTATATTATTTATAATGGCTTTGCTTCTTACGAATACGAATCTAACTATTTTACCGCTGAACAACAGTTCAAAATTCAAACCATTGAGAAAGTAAAAAAGGGTGAAGGTAAAACCTGTTTAAAGGAGCATAAAATATCAAAGACATGTTTCGAATCTGGTCTCCTTGGTTCAACAAATATTAATGCTAAAACTTTATATGCTCTTTGTTTATGTTATAATTTAAATATTTTTTATATCTATAAAAATACCTATTATGAAATGATTTCGAGTATAGAAAAACCTATACACATTATCAAATACAACGCAGAAACAAATAACTACTCAATTTGTCTACCTGTCGATATAAATGCAACTGAAACATTGAGCAAACATTCCGATTATATAGAAAAAATCAAAGAAAAATATTGGAAACTTGATAGTCTTGATAAACCTCTTCGTCCTGTTACTGTATACTCTGTACAGGATCTTGTTAATATATGTTCTAAACTTGATATTGCGGTTGTTTGTGAAACAACAAACAAAAAGAAAACAAAAGCGGAATTGTATTCGTCTATCCTACAAAAGTTATGAGTGCATGAGTGCATGAGTGCATGAAATATGAGTTTATGTTTAATACTTTTTTATTTGAAAATTTTTATTATAGTTATGGCTACTTTTTTTTATTTTTATTTTTATTTTTATTTTTATTTTTATTTTTATTTTTACTTTTAAATTGTAATATAAAATTGATTACAATTTAAAATAATAGTAGGATTATATATACAACACAGATAGAGATATGTCTCGATCGAATCCAAATCCCAACCCTAAGGAAATGTTCAATATCATGACACAAAAATATTTAGACAACATTTTTAAAAAAGAAGATGGTGTATCAGAGCTTGAAGTAAAATTCGGAACAAGAGGCATCAAAGAAATTACAAAAGATGACTTTGATAATGTCGTTAAAAAATTACTCTCATGCGGTTTCAAAATTGTAAAATCACAAGAATACTGTCTCAAAATTCAATCAGAGTTCACAGATATCGGCACAGGCAAAACGAAATTGTCAAATATTAGAACAGAAATTTACGGTTTAAGTAATATACAAAAATACTGCAGAAATGACCGCCTCGAGGATATTAACTACCGCTTTGTTCAAAAAACACAAGCAAAAGAAGGCTCCGAAATTATACGACCCGTCAATTTCGACGACTTCAATTTTCGCCTCAGTTATCAAAAGGAAAAGATGATAAATATAACCTCCAGTCTCGGTCAATCTATATTATCTACCTGGGTCAAAGAGAAAAAAATATTTCGCCATATTAACCGCACAACTTTGATTCACGATAACTACCCATTTCATGTAGATATGTCCGTTGTTAAAGAATCTCACCGCCGCGACGGACATCTTATACCCGAATATTCTTTCCAAGCATCCAAAACAACCGATTGCGAACCCAAATACGAGATTGAAATTGAAATGGATAACTCTCTAGTCGGTATCGGCAAAAAAATGAATAATGCTATTGTCGTCGCCGACACACTGCGCACCGGTATTAAAATAATATTAGCAGGAATTCAGGGTACAAATTTTCCCGTATCTTATGATGAACTAAATATAACAAAAAAGGACTACTATTATCTGTTGCACCCCGAAGAAAAAAGAGAAAAACTAAAATCAAAGTCGGAGAAAGGTGGAAAAGGTTCTGAACATGATTTGGAACTGCGCGACACCGAG